ACTATACAAAAAGTTAGTTCAAATGTTGAAATTAAATATTATTTTTATTACAATGGTGCATTAACAACACTTACATCTGCTAAACAGACTTTTACCAGTTCTCCAAATATGAGAATCATCACTGGTATAAGTTTTGATAAATTTGCAAAGACATATGACAATAGGTTATCAACATTTTTAAATGCAACACAGGACCTGGCACTATTTGCATTTGGCAATAATAATTTGAATAATGATACTACACCAGATGTGACTATTAATTGGATAAAATTTCTTACTCAATATAAACTTGATAAGTGGTCTCAATATTTTGTAGACTCAACAGGAAGATTCTTTTGCCCTACAAATGCACTGACTTCGGGCACAGCAGAGGCAAATCAAAATGAGTCAGTTGCAACATACGAACTCAAATATATTCAATCAAGAATAACATATGGTACAGCCTATACATATGACTCATCATACTATTCAGAAAATTATTTTACAATTGGAACATCTGGTTATTGGAAAAATGATGTACCATTAAAGTATTTTGCAAAGTATGTAAAAGATGCCTCAAATAATGATGTATATACTTTTAACAATATTCAATTTAATGTTGATTATGATGCACCATTGCTAAACACTACTGCATCAGGTGGAATAAAATATTTTGATACATCAAATTCAAATGTAAAAACATATGTAACATTTGAATTGATTGATTCAGACTACCAACCAGATTCAGCATTTACAATTGTGCCAATTAGCATAGATAGAACTGTTAAACCAAATCCAGCCAATTATTTAACTAAAAAATATGAAGTTGTTGATGGAACTATTATTTACCCACCAAGTGGAGTTGACATCTCTACACTAAGGTTAGTGAAGCATATAGATGTATCTGTATCAGATATTGCAACTAGTGAGGTAGAGATTAAATCTCTAGAACTTGCATCACAGGCTTATTCATTAAATTCAGCAACAAAAAATTCTGTATTTACAAAATATGGAACACAACTTATTCCATATACATATACAGTTGTTAGTGGAAACAAGGTATATGACTATTCTGGTATTGGAAATGCTAGAAATCCATACATCATCGAAAAGAAAACAAGTCCACACTTAAGTCTAGACAGACTTTCTGGAATTAGACTAGTTGGCTTTGATTCACCAGTTTCTGGGGTTTATCGTGGAATCAGAGTTCCACTAAATGAACAACAGAATGCAAAATCAAAACTGAGTTCGATTCAGATGTTTATATATTATGATGCAACAATGGATGTAGATAATTCAAACAAGGAATCATTTCAATTTTCATCGAAAGAAATTTTTAATATTGTTGCATCAGATAGAACACTTACAGCCACACTAACAAACACTGGCACATATGAATCATCTGCTACATTATCAATATCAAGCAGTATTGCTACTCAGCCAGATAATCAAAACATACAATATTACATTAACGGTGTTATGACAGAAACTCCAACAATCAATACAAATGAGTGGACAGTACTTAGTGTAGTATTTCCAAAAACATTAAGTTTTGACTCATTTGCTGGAGAGTTTAATATTACTGGACCACTTGCAATAGATAATATAACTTTTTATGGTTTTTCAAATACAGAATATTTGCAAAATCAAAAAGACGGAGAATGGCTTGAAGTCAAGACACCAGTTTCTGGTTCTGACTATACTTGGCAATATTGGAATGACCTTCATATATGGTCAGACCTTACAATTGTTAGTAGTGGAACATCGTTTCCAATATCCCCATCAAAAGTGTATGGCATGTATACTGGTACAAATATTCTTTATCCAGGAGAATATGGCAATTGGAAAACAGAACTACATGATGTTCAGTATAAATTCTATAATGACTTCGTAACGTCCAAATATACATACTCAGCCAACTAATATGGTATACTAGTGGTATGAATATTGACGTTAACAAAGATTTTGGGCAGGTAATGCCAAACCAGATTGGTAAAACAAAGGTATCAATCGTAGAAGAACCATTTTCCAACTATGGAATTTATGTATGGCAGTTGCCTTCGGGTAAGTTTTTTACAGACGACCACGGTAATGCACTAAGTATTGACTCAATGAAGGGTGACGAATCTCGTATTGCACTTCTTCGCAATGAGGCTTCTTGGAACGGTCAGCCACATGGTCAGGCTGTCTTCTTCCCTAATGTTCGCAAGGTATCGGATGAAGAATACTCAGAGCAGGTAGACCGTATGGCACAGGGATACATTCCATCAGAAACTGACCTTGGTGCTCTTATTGCCGCAAAGAAAACTCAACTAGAATTTGGAAGTGAAGAATAGTGAGTTACTACGAATACGCAAACACCCCAGCACGACTTGATGAGGTACAAGATGCTGTAAATGAATTCCAGTCAATGGACCCTTTTACAAAATCATGGGATGAAATTAAATCATTCAATGGAATGAATACTAATTTTAAGCGTAGAAGCACAAGAATGGCGAAGGCTCTAGGTGACGATGCCTACCTTGAATCTGCAGGTGCTATTCAAACTGGTATTGGTGGAGCACACTCAAACGCAATTAATCCAGGTGTAGTTTTTAGAAATGCCTATGGTTTATTCGATGTAATCACACCACCGTACAATCTATATGAACTTGCAAGTTACTACGATACATCATTTGCTAACCACGCCGCTATTGATGCAAAGGTTGAGAATACCGTTGGTCTTGGTTACGATTTTGTAGTTTCTGACAAAACAAGTCTAAAACTTGAGGCAGCAACAGCAGAACAAACTGACCGTGCTCGCAAGCGTATTGAAAAACTTAAAGTACAACTTCGTGATTGGCTAGAAAGCCTAAATATGGATGAATCTTTTACATCAGTAATGGAAAAGGTATTTACAGATGTTCACGCAATGGGTAACGGATACATTGAGGTTGGTAGAACAGTTACTGGTGAAATCGGCTACATTGGTCATATTCCTGCTGCCACCATGCGTGTACGCAGACTCCGTGATGGATACGTTCAGATTATTGCCAACAAGGTTGTATACTTCCGTAACTTTGGTGCAAAGAATCAAAACTTTATTACTGATGACCCACGACCTAATGAGATTATCCACATTAAAGAATACTCTCCATTAAATACTTTCTATGGTGTACCAGATGTTATGGCTGCAATGTCTTCAATTCTTGGAGACCAGTTGGCAGCACAATATAATATCGACTACTTCAACAATAAGGCTGTTCCTCGTTATATCGTTACCCTTAAAGGTGCTCAACTTACACAGGAGGCAGAGGACAAACTATTCCGTTTCTTGCAAACAGGTCTTAAGGGACAGTCTCACAGAACACTCTATATTCCACTACCAGGAGATACAGAGAATAACAAGGTTGAGTTCAAAATGGAGCCAATCGAAAATGAGCCACAGGAAGGTTCATTTGCACAATACCGTAAACAGGTTCGTGATGATATTCTAGTTGCACACCAAGTTCCACTTTCAAAACTTGGCGGTAGTGATGCATCACAACTAGCAGCATCTTTAGCACAAGACCGTACATTCAAAGAACAGGTCGCTCGTCCTGCACAACGTAATTTAGAAAAAATTCTAAACAAGATTATTCGTGAAAAAACAGACATTCTTGAACTTAAATTTAATGAACTTACACTCACAGATGAACTTGCTCAATCACAGATTATCACGAATTATGTTAAGAGCCAGATTATGTCTCCTAACGAGGCTCGTGAGATTATCAATCTCCCAGAACGCTCTGACGGAGATGAAATGCTTCAGCCAACAGCACGTCAGACTGCAGACACAAATGCTAATGACAATAAGAACAGAGAGCGTGATACTCAGCGTCAGCAAGCACAGGCTGATAACACTGCAACCACACAAGGCAGAAATCCAAAAGGTGAGGGGAGACGCTCTCAATAAAATTGTGTTATAATAACATTTAGATAACATTCAATAAAAAGGGGCTATAATTATCATATGAGTATTCAAAAGGCACACTTCGACGTTGACGGAGAAAACGTTCGTATCTCTATGCCACTTACAAAAGTGGATGCTGAAAAGCGTATTGTGTCTGGCTTTGCAACTCTAGATAATGTAGACCGCCAAAATGATATTGTAACTCCAGAGGCATCACTAGAGGCTTTTAAGAAATTCCGTGGAAATATTCGTGAAATGCACCAGCCAAAGGCTGTTGGCAAAATGGTAGCCTTTAAAGAAGACAAGTACTTTGACCCAGAGACCAAGAAGTTCTATTCAGGCATTTATGTATCAGCATATGTTTCAAAAGGTGCTCAGGATGCGTGGGAGAAGGTTCTAGATGGAACATATACAGGTTTCTCTATTGGCGGTAAAATGAACAAGTGGGATGATGCCTACGATGAAAAGATGGATGCAAGTATTCGCATTATTAAGGATTA